ATTGCTCCATAAATTAAATTCTCTTTTTTCATAATCTTAATTATAGTTTAATATTTTTAACAGTATTATAACTGTCATTCTCGTGCCTCGAACGTTCGCACAAGCTCAGTTATAAGAGTGTTATATTTAATGCTATCTTTTTCGTTTACTACCCGCATTACCAATCAGTTCAACCCCTAATTCCTTTGCCTTTTCCTTTAGCGGTACCCAATGGTGGTGGTTATCACACTCTTCCCAAAGTTTCTGCAATCGTTCTCTATAAACCTCTTTCGGTTCTTCAATCTTTACGGCTGTAATTTCATATTTCTCTACATCAACACAACTATTAAAGCAAGTAGGCTCTTTTTTAATAAGTTGGTTTAACGTGTATCCTTTTGGATTTCTAAATGTTTCTATCTTTATCATTTCTATTAAGTTTTGTTTTTAATTAACCGCACTAAAATATAACACGGTATATATTGCATTCGTACCTCACGCACCATATACTATTCGTTATACAGCACTACCTTTATTAATATAATCAATAAGTTCAAGTTTAGAAAAATAAAGCCTTTTTGATACTTTTTTGAATGGTATTTCTTTTCTTGAAACTTTACTATAAATTGTTGGTACAGTCAAACTTAAAAATTCAGCAGCTTCTTGAATAAGAAATAATTTATCCTCATCTTTTGCTTCTTTTTGGTCTTGATTGCTTAAACAACTATTTACACAATCAACTATTAATGTCATTAATTCATCTTTTGACATTGATATAAATATTTTCTCTTGCATCATTATTTGTTTTTAATATTAATATTTAGTTAAAAGAAGAGCCTATATAAGCTCTTCTCCTTTTATTTTTAATTCAGTTACAGTACTTAGGTTAATCATTCTAAAACCGTTTTTCTGCATATCGTAAACAGGTAATAAACCTTTTTCAATTGGGTTATAAGCCATTCCTTTACCGTTTACACCTTTCTTTACATTTAATCTAGCTACCATTTTTCTAATACTTCCATCTTTCTTAGTGAAAGTTACGCTAAAGATAGTTGATTCTGCTTTTTGAATTTCTGCTAATGTTTCGTTAATTGTTTTCATCTTGTTTGTTTTTGTTTGTTTGACTTAATCAAAGATAATACTTTTTTATTACTAATCAACTATAAATGTATTATTTTTTTAATATTTATTTTTAACCACAAAAAAAGGAGGGAAACAACCCCCTCCAAAACAAACAAACAAACAAAACGCCCTGAAAGGGCTAGAGCCTTAATTTATATCTTTAAACAACTGTATAAATGTTTCTTCACTAATTGCACCAGTTAAAGCTAGAATTGCTAAAATAATAGTAACAACTATCATAATCTTTTTCTTATCTAATTTATTTTTACCTACAACCTCAACACCGTCAACAATGTTTTTAATAGTTTCAGGTTTTAAAAAGAATCCTTTCGCTAGTCCTAGTAACTTTTTCATAACTGTTTATTATTAATTATTTCTAATTTAACTATATCAATATCACCTAATAACTCAATAAACTTTTTATAAGTTTTTTTGCTATTGCCTATAAAATCTTTGGTTTTAGTTGAACCTAGTAAGATACACCCGTGAGAATGTTCTGCCTTATTACCCCAATGGATTCTGATACCATCAAATCTAACTCCTAGTAAATCTCTTACAGATAAATCAGGTTTATTATAGATTAACGGCATAACCTCTTTAAACCTGTTAGAATAGCTTAAAGTAGTACTATAAATGCCTTTAGGTATAGCAGTTTCACCATATACTTTAATGCCTTCAGCCCTTGCAACATCTTCAAGCGTATAGCAGAACTCAACACCATCAATAAACAGTTTACCTATAGTGCTTTTACTGGTGTAAGTATCTCTAATAATAGTTAGTTTCATTGTGAGCCAAATATAACAATTTTAATTAAATCATTTTACTTTCTGATAACTCTTTGAAATTATCAAAAATTGTTTTTTCAGATTCAGTTAAATCATCATAATTATTGATAGTTTGTAGTTGTTCACCTTCTTCATTAGTGTACTGTACTATCATTCTTTTTGGCGTAATTTCTGCACCTACTTGAAAAACTGTTTGATTTAATGTATTTGCCATTTTTAAAATTTTATCCTATTAAAGTATTGCCAAAACTGTCAGGCGTATTAGTTTGTAATTGAGTAATATTAGATATTAATGTTGTCATTCCTTCACCTACTAAATTAACCATATAAGCATTAGCAGAAGTGTTTGACCTTATGCAATTAGCACTAGTGTTTAAAACTTTACCAGAACAATTAACTAATTTAACCGTTCCATTTTGCATAAAAAAAGCATGACCTGTAGAAGCATTTAAAGTACTTTCTCCATGTGAATTATAAACCTCGCTATTAGTTCCACTAGATGCTAAATAAAAGGCACTAGCAACACTTGAAAAAGCTGAACAGTTAGACAGTTTACAATTTTGATTTAAAGCAACATAAAACCCATAACTAGCAACTGATTTAGCTATAGTGTTTACACATTCATCACCATGAAACTGAATCCCATAAGAGCCACTACTAAAACCATAACAGTCATACATATTACCATTAGCATAAGTGTAAATACCTAAATTTCCATCACTATACCCTTTACAATTTGTAATAGTTCCAACATTTCTTATACCGAAACCAGTTGTATTATGCGAAACAATATTAGAAGCTTGTGCTGTACTACTTGTAATAAAAAAAGCACTACTTGAAACTGTCGAACTCACATAACCGTTATAAGCTTTACTTGTTGAATATAGAACAACAGCACCATTACCAATATAATTAAAATCGGTTAAAATACAATTTGTGCTTATTGCTATATTTCCATTTCCTACAACCTTTAACCCTTTTATAGTATAATTTGAAAGTATATCTAAAGTGTTAGAGCCGATTAAATCACATGATAAAGTTGTACCGTTAAAATCAATTATAGGTTTTGTAGCTGAATTTCCAACACTTGATAAAGTAGCACCACCTGTACTATTTATTTTGCTTATACTTCCATTTAATATCTTAACATCTGTTAAAGCTCCACTAGTTAATTTAAAAGCTGTTGTACTTGTAGCACTATCTAAAGTATATGTATATCCATTCATATTGATAGTAATATTTTTATCAATATTAACTTGAATAGCACCAGTTTCTACTATATCTGAAAACTGCTCAATAGTGTCACCACCTGAAGCAGCAGCTATAGCAGAAGTATAATTAGAATAATAAGTATATGAGCCACTAGAATCAGATATAGCTAAAATACCTGAAGAGCCACCAATACCAGACCATGCACTACCGTTATAAAACTTTAAACTATCAGCAGTTTTATCATAACATAAAGTACTTTTTTGAGGCGTAATACTATTCCATAAAGCACCATCATATCTAACCCAATCACCAACAAGAACAGAACCCCAACCAGCGTTAACACTACCACCACTCGATAAAATATAAATATCACCATTGTTAGAAGTTGGTGGGGCTACACTAGCATCAACAAAGTTTAAAGCTGCTGGTAATACAATCTCATCAGTACTCTCTAATTCTCCTTTTTCGTTTTTCCATGCGTAATCTCCATTGTTAGCAGTACTTAACCATTTAGGGTTATGAATATCAGTAGCATTAGTTATATTTTTGTGTAGTATTGGCATATCTTAATAAAATATAATTCCTTTTTTATTTACTTGTGGTGGTGTATCACAGTCATTGAATAATGGAAACTTTGTTGAATCTAAATCTTTAGCCTCTTTTATATAATCAATCATGTCTTTTTTCCAGAAATCAGCCTTGTTTATATAAAAATCTCTACTTTGTGAATACTCAAAACTTCTAGCTTGGTCTGTAAACTCAGTATCGTTCTCCATAGCCCCTTGATTAGTCAATTGAGTATGCACTTTAGAATACACCTCATATACTATGTAATGGGCTAACATAGGCTTTATAAAGCTGTTTACTATAATAGTATTATCAGCCGTTAAAGTAGCTGCTGCTATTTGTGTTAAAAGTTCATCATAGTATTTAACCCCTAAAGTACTTTTAACATATTTACGTTGACTAGTTAAAATATACTTATCAAAATAAGCAGTATCAAAATAGTTATCATTTATAGCCTCAGTACTTACTTCTGTTGAGGTCATTATTTCAGTATTATAAGCCATCTATAATATTATTAACTGTTTTCAATTTCATTTATTTTCCTAGCAGCCCAACCCTTCATAGACTTACCACCCCAAAGCAAATAAGAGATAGTACCACAGGCTTTACTATCACTAGGGTCATAGTATTCTTCAGCCCTTGATAAATAGCTATAAGTCCTTTTAATAACGCTAAGAGATAAGCCCCTTTTATTTGCTATATCTTGAGCCCTTTGTTTACCTACATCAGTAGCACATTTGTTATTTACTTCATCATTTAGCTTTATACCTCTTTTAGCATTGTTAACGGCTGATTGTGGGTAATCTGCATAAGTCTGAGCGTAAATATTTTTATTCATAGAATTAAATACATCCTCTTCAGGCTCTTCATTTTCTTCTATGTTTTGAACTGCATTTTGATTTACAAACTGTTCACCTGCTTCACCTTCTAAAGCCTCTAAACCTAGCATTTTTCTAGCCTCATTAATAGTTATAACAGCGTTTAATTCAACTTTGCTAGAATCTCCAACAGGGCTAACATTTAAAATACCTAATTCAATATTATTAAATTTAGTATCTCTTTTGATAATCTTATTTAATGCTTTTAATAATGGCTCTTGAAAGTCAGG